AAATAGAATTATATTGGCAAGTAGTGGTTGATCGGCAGGCCACTTTAAAAGCCGATTAAAACGCTTTAACTGGCGAAACTCAGTTAGCACTTGCTGCCTGATAAAAAGGCTGCACGATTTGAGGAAGCGATGAAGGTAGCGTCCAAAAAATCGTTGTCAAATCCTTCCGCTCCTACTATAATCGACGGGTAGTAGGCTAAGATTTGTCGATAAGACTGATGAATGTTGTTTGTTCTTTAATCAGATCCTAAAATTTATGAACAAAATAAACTTGTAGAAAATATAATTTAACATATGATAGGACAGGGGTTCGACTCCCCTCGCCTCCATTATGAAAACAATAGCATATTGTATACCAAATATGGACAGAGATGAAGACATAAAAAAAACGCTATCCTACAATCTAGAGTCTATAAAAAATAGTAAATTTTCATCAATACGCTTAATTGATTTCAATAATGATTATTCTCAACTCATTGAGTGGGCGAAACAAAATTTTAAACAGTCAATAGTAGACAAAAAATTATTTCTACATCAAGAACCAAGATTAAAATATTGGCATTTTTCTATAGCTAAAAATAAGTTTAAAAACTACATTAAAGAAAATTATTATTCTAGTCTCGATGGTGATAATTATATATCAAATAATGAAATATTAGATACAGAAAATATTATTAATTCTCATAATGAAGTTTTTATACATCATTTTTCAGGCGTGTGGGGAGATGGTACTTGTGGTAGAATAACTCTTCCTACATACATATATAAGAATATAGGATATACAGAAAATATTTTCCCGAGACAGTTTGATGAAACTGGTTTAATTGTCAATACAATAGTACAAAATAAAGATATCACATTTTATTGTGTAAACAAAAATATTTTCTTGTTAAGTCAGCACTTAAATGAGTTCATCACCACTAATAAAATTAGCATTAATACAAAAAAATATATAACAAAAATACAAAAATTTCCAATTAATAAAAAGACCAACGATTATATATTGAATGATATTATATTATACATATATTCTAATATCAATAGAATCATATGCCTGTATCCTCTGTCTAATGCTAAATATAAAAAAATATTGAATTGTCAATTTGAAGCCATTCTGAAAAAGATAGAAAAAAATAATCTATATCATAAATTATATGATTATATTTTTGACAAATCCCAGATACCTAATACTATAAAAAGTATCAGATTTGCTAATCCATACATTATTATTAATAACAATCTTAATATTCTACCAAAAGTTGGATTTTTTGATATACCAAACTGCAAAAAATTATGGTTAAATACTCTACAAAATTATGAAGTCTAGTGCTATATACATATCATCTGGCAACAATGATACATTTGGTAAATATGCTATAAAAAAATATTCTCAATATTGTGATATTATTATTAACTACTATGGAAGTAATGGTGCTGATCTTAATTTTTTTAAAACACATGCTAAAAGATTTTCTAAACTCAATACTACAAAGTTTATATCTTTAAAAGAAAATTATCATAAATTGCACATTAATAAATATGATTGTGTGTATGTTTTCGATGATGATTGTATCCCAGTCCAAGGAAATTTGCTAGATTTATACAAAATTTTAATAAACTATAGTCTTGCATTAATATCACCATCTCATGACCCTAGGGGTAAAGGCTTAATAAAGTTAATGCATCATAAGCCAGGAAGTCATAAATTTAGATATACTAATTTTATAGAAATGAATTTTCCAGTTTTTTCACAAGAAGCACTGCATAAATATATGAAAATTTATGATGGCAAGTTATGTGGTTGGGGAAATGATTGGTGGTTTTGTCATGTTAATAATTGTTATAAAATCTTAAATTGCGGAATTTATGATAACGTTATTGTTCGTAATCCGTTCGGAGTTAATAAAAAACAAACATACGGTGAATTAAATGATCATACATATTCAAAAATTGAAAAATCAGATATTGATAATTTCATGACAAAGGGTGATCGTAGACAACAATGGATAAAGACAATGCTGGATAATAATATAAGAGAATGGCATAGAAAAAATTTAAAGTACGTTTATGCCTAGAAAAATTTGTACCTACTGTGGAAAAAGAAAAAACTATAAAAGTTTTCCAAAACACAGTATGTATAAAGATAATCTGGATAGTAGGTGTAGAAGTTGTGTTAAAAAACATAGTAAAGTAAGAAATCAGTTACATAAAGAGGCTCCGCCAAAACCAGAAGTTTGTGAGTGCTGTGGAAAAGTTCCACGCAAATGGTGTTTAGATCATGATCATAGTGATGATAGTTTTAGGGGTTGGATATGTGAACCATGCAATACAGGATTAGGGAAACTCGGAGATAATCTAGACGGTGTAATTAAAGCTGTGAACTATTTGATTATGACAAAAAATAGGAATCAGCAAATTAGTCACAAAATTAAGTAAACGATTCAAGAAACAGCACTAGGTTGTCGATACTTGACAACAGGATTGGCGTATGGTAGAATACGCTAAACACAGGAGAACATTTGGATGACTCACGATTTTGATTATGTTTGGGGTATGGTGCGTGATCTTAGGGCTACTAGTAGCACTATTGATAAGCAAGGTATTATCGAAGATTATTGTAACCACAATAGTGCGGCAGCAAGTTTTGCTAGAAATATTCTTCTTTACACATATCATCCATTGTGGCAATATAATGTCACTAGCGATAATCTTAAGAAAAAATCACATCTTAGAGGAAAAGATTTCGGAGATATCTTCTTTCTTCTTAATGCTCTAAAAGACCGTCAGATTACTGGTCACGATGCTATTGGTGCAGTAAATTCATTTATTGACCAATATCCAGAGTATGAGGAATTAATTCATTGTATTATTGACAAGGATTTGAAAACCCGTGCTGGTGACAAGATTATCAACAAGGCTATTCCTGACCATATTCCAGAGTTTAGTGTTGCTCTGGCAGATAAATACGAGCCTAAACTTGTGGATTGGAAGGATGGATGGTATGTTAGTAGAAAACTGGATGGTGTTCGTTGTATTGCTATTGTTGATAGCGATGGTAATGTTTCGTTTTATTCGCGGACTGGTAAGAGTTTTGATACTCTCAATGTTGTTGCTGATGGGATTATTGCTTTGGGTATTAAAAATGTAATTTTTGATGGGGAACTTTGTCTTGTAGACGAAGATGGTAATGAAGATTTTCAAGGAATAATGAAACAACTAAAAAAGAAGGATCATACTATTCCTAATCCATCCTACAAAATTTTTGATATGATTTCTCATGATGAGTTTTATAACAAGAAGGGTGAGAAGAATCGTCCTTACTCTATTCGTTTAGCAAATCTTACAGAGATTATGACCAAGAATGAATGTCCGTGTCTTACTCTGCTTGAGCAAGTATTGGTTCATAATGATGAGCATTTTCAAGAGTGGGTCAAAGAAGCAGCCGATTCTTTTTGGGAGGGTGTTATGCTACGAGCAGACCAACCCTATAAAGGTAAGAGGTCTAAAGACCTACTCAAAGTTAAAAAGTTTTTTGATGATGAATATGAAGTAATCGATACAGAAATGGGGCCATTTAGATATGTTTTGAATGGTAAAGAGCATGAAGAAAATATGCTATCTTGTGTGATGATTAAACATAAAGATCATCTTGTACGAGTTGGTAGTGGTTTCACTATTGACCAAAGACAAGAGTTTTATCAAGACCCCGATAAAATTCTTGGACAAATTATCACAGTTCAGTATTTTGAGGAAACCAAGAACCAAGATGGTGGGATCAGTTTGCGTTTTCCAACATTTAAAGTTCTTCATGGAAGTATTAGATTTTTATAAAATGGTTTAATATGTCGTGTTCAGAAATATTTCGATACAATAAATTTTATTCTACAACAAGTAACAATATTATCAAAAATTTTACAATTTATGGAGAACGTCACTCTGGTACTAATTGGTTAGCAAAAATTATTAGACAAAGTTTTCATTTAAATTTAATATGGAAGTACGACTATAAACATTTTTTTGGTTGTTGTCATTGGAATAAACTTAATGGTGCTAACGATACTTTGTTTATAGGAATAGTCAGAAACATATATGGCTGGATAGAAGGTATGCATAGAATACCATATCATTTGCCTAAGAAAGATATTTTAAGTATCAAGCCTTGGTGTTCTAAAAGTCATATCTCAGAACGAGATTCTTTTTGTGATTCTCATTGGTATACTAAAGAAAAGTATACAGACATTTTTGATATGAGGTCAAATAAAATAGAATTTCTTTATTTATATATGCCTTATTTAGTAGATAATTATGTTTTTATTAGATATGAAGATCTTATTAAACATACGGATCAAATCATTGATACAATATCTGAAAACTACAAACTTCCAATAATAAAAAAAAAATATAAAGCAAACTCAAAAAAGTTGCATTTAAATAACTTACCAAAAAATTATTTTTCAAAAATTAATTTTGACACTAAATGGAAAACTGAAAATATGATTGGTTACAAAAAAATTAATCACTATTCTGACAATTATTTCTTATAAAAACTCAACTAGGCGACTTGACAAGCCGATACTACATGGTATACTTGGAGCATACCCATTGGAGAATAAAATGATTGTTGAGAACACAGTAATTCCGATTCAGAATACCACTTTCGATAAGACCAAAGCAGACATTTTCTTTGCTAATCTGCCTAAAGAAAAGATTGTTTCCTACAAAGAATATTGGGAAAGTGTACGCCCACAAAACGTAGAAGATATTTTTCGTCGTTATTTGTTCGCATATTGCTCCGTTCATACTACATGGAAGGGTAATTGTTCGGGATATAACGCTATTAAAAATTTTGATGATTGGATTGATGATAAAGATGCTCTGAGAGAAAAACTTCATAAGAGTGGTGTTGGTCTACATAATAATCGCACTAAATATATTTGGGACTTTTCCACAAAGTTTTGGGCTAATCCTAAAGATTTTTATCTGACTACTAAAAAGTATCATGTTAAAAAGCGTGACGCTATCGTAAATAAAATCAGTGGCATCGGGTTGGCTAAAGTGAGTTTTGCTTTGGAGATGATTCATCCTAATGAGGCTAGAGTGTTATGTGGAGATGTTCATCAATTGAGACTTTACGATATGGAACATCTCAAGTATAATAAGAGCAAGACTGGTACAGATTCTTACAAAAAGATGGAGCGTCATTGGGTTGTCAATTGTGGCAAGCACAAAATTCCTTCTTATATCGCACGATGTTTGTACTGGGATGATCTGCAAAACAAGGAAGACAGTAGATATTGGTCTTATGTACTAGAGGATTAATATGAGTCAAAACGGAAAAGGCGACAAAACAAGACCAAAAAGTGTATCATATGAAGTGTGGTCAAAAAATTATGATAAAATATTTAAAAAGAAAAAGGTTAAAAAATGAAATATGAAATTTATGTTCAAGAAAAACTTATATCTACAGTAGAGAATAAATCTGTTGGAGAAATACTCAAAAGTATATCTGCAAAAATAGCAGATGGTACTATTTCCATTGATACAACAAAATCACATAATATTCAAATAGTGCCGGTGAACTAAAATGTCTAAATTAACAAAAAACAAGTATAACAAAATGCTTTTTGGAGTTTGTTCTGGTTTAGCAGATTGGATAAATACCGACGCTACCTTTTTAAGATTAATATTTGTTGCTGGAGCGTTTCTAACTGGAAGTTTATTGTTTTGGGTTTATTTATTACTTGCAATTATTTTGCCACCAGAATAAGAATTTTTCAAGTTGGACTATTGACAAAGACGATACAAAGGATACAATGAGGATACAACACGGGTGGATGAGGTCGCGTGACCGAAACCGTGAAGTAAATTGGAAATGATTGGAGGTTGATTATGGCTGAAGTTACTAATGTTGAGAAACAGAGTAGAGTTCGTTGTTCTGATGAAAAGTTTTTGGAGGCTGTTTATTCTAGCAAAACTTATGCTGAGATTGCCGAAAAGACTGGACAAAAGGTAGCGACAACTGCTGCTAGATATGCTCGTACCAAGGCCGCTTTGGCTAATAAGGGAATCGAACTTCCCACTATGGAACGTGCAAAGCCAGCAAAAACAATTGATAATGTTGAGGCTATGGCTGAGTTTGTTCGTCAACTCAAGGCCCACAATAACGGTTGAGGGTCGATATTTTAAACAAATGACAGTCGGCTACAATAGTTATAATGGTTGAGGCACACAACAATCAACCTCAAACTTTTGATTATTGTAGTCGATTGCTTATGGGAGCATAGTCCAACGGCAGAGACATCGGACTTAAAATCCGTCCAGTGTGGGTTCGAGTCCCACTGCTCCTATTAATTATTCTAAACTTAAACGTTACAATCTGAAATGAATCAACATTCTAATCCTATTGACTTTCTTATTGAATTTGCTTGGGCAAATGGTGCTGATCGTTTTATTGTCAACAACGCTAAAGATGAATTAAATAGATTACGTCAATCTTACAAAGATGATGTTGAAGATAGCAAAAGATGGTTGAGTTGTGAAAGTGAACTCTGTTCTTTAAAAGAAAAAATCAAAAGCATTTTTAGCCAACCTGTGGCATATGCATTAATCAATGACAGAAACGATATTTATGATTTGAATTTACAAAATAATCCTCATAATGATCAACAAAGAGTAATACCTCTTTATTCTAATAAGCCAGAGTTATTGTCTAACCATTAGAAAGGTTACAAGACAATGGAAAATGCTCGTTGTAATAAGTTCTATAAAGGTATAGTTTATAGTCCTACTGATTTCAAACACCCTAATTTTAAATATATTATCATTGACACAGTAAAAGAACTTCGGGATGAGTTTGGTGAATATTATGTTGAAAGTTTTCAAAATGCTGAAGAATTTTTAGATCATGACCATGATTTATATAACACTTTTTATGGAGTATATGCTTTTTATTGGTTAGATATTCCAAAAGGCCCATTAAGAATTACTGAAACATTATATCTAACAGACGCTATAAATATAGCAGAAGAAATTATGGGAAATAAAATAATTGACAAATCCAATGAAGAATAATGAATATGTGATTGATTGCTCAGATTGGAGCGATGAAGGCGGATATTGTCAGGTTTATCCAATAAAAAATCAACCAAACTTGGTATTCAAAGAATTTAAAAACAAAAAGAAAGCAACAGAAGCACACAGTATACAAAAAAGATTATCAAAATTCGATCTTGCTCCAAAAATACATACTGACATATGTAGATTAAAATTTGTCTATAAAGACGATGTGTATTTTATCGATCCTAGCAATTGGGGATTTGTTACAGAATTAGCAAAAATATATGATCCTAATACAAAAATTACTATGAAAGATATTCAAAAACTAGTCAATGACATAGAGTTAAACACCGGCTTAAAGTTTTGGGATTGTCATTGGTATAATATAGGAACCGTAAAACGAGGCAGGAAAAATAAAGTAGTTTGTATAGATACTGGCAAAGAAAGTTTTGATGGAGACTCTAATGCTTGGGGGAATGTTTCTCCCGGCCCAAAATGCGGCTATTGTGAAAAGTATCAGTGTAAATGTTCTAGTTAGTGTATTTTTACATATACTACAATACTCAATCTGATGGAGATTATTATGCCAAAAGATTTAGACTATATTAGCAAACAAATAGATAAAATGTCGAAGGAATCTGCTGGTAATACCAAAGCACTAACAAGAGAAATCATCGAGTTATATA